ATCACAAACATCCAATATAGTTTGAATTCGGGAGTATTTATGGAATTGAGTGGAAATGTGTCGCCTTTTGTTGTATCGGATTTAGTCAACGGAAGTGTCTATAGTGTGAAAATGAAAGCATCCAACGTTGCTGGAACGTCCGCCGAATCAAACACTCATTTGAACGCGGTTCCATTCTCTGTTCCTGACGCACCAATGATTCACTCGGTGGTTCCTGGCGATTCGAAAATACAAGTCTCATTCGCTGCCGGAAGTGCCAACGGGTCGACTTTGTTGGGATACAAATATAGTGTGAACGATTTGTCCTATGGATGGGTAGATGGAACGGTTTCGCCCCTCACCATTTCTGGGTTAACCAATGGAGTATCTTATGTGGTGAAACTCAAGGCTGTTTCGGAAGTAGTCGGAGAATCCGTTGCGTCCAACGCTTCTTCCGCTGTTATGCCCTACCGTTCACCGGATGCCCCCATTATTCAATCGGTTACTCCCGGAAATGCTTCTGCAACCGTTGTGTTTGTAAACGGCAACTTGAATGGGTTGGTTGTTTCGGGATATAAATACTCGCTCGATCAAGAAACCTACACCGATGTTTCTGCGAACGTCGTCAACGACAAACTACAAATGGTCATTCCTGGTTTGGTCAACGGAAACACCTATTCCGTCTCTATCAAAGCAGTATCCATTGTCGGCGATTCCGCTGCGTCTATCGTATCTGCTTCATTCACCCCATTCACCAACCCCGCCAAACCCATCATTGATAAAATCATCACTGGAAACCAAACCGCGTCCATCTATGTCATTGATGGGTCTTTGAATGGTTCCGGAAACGTCGAAGCGTACCAATATACATATGATGGAATCACCTATTATTGGGCATCTTCCCCCGTTTCACCCATTGTCATCACCAGCGGATTAGTGAACAACCAAGCATACAAAATCCAGGTCTTGACCAAAACTACCAAGGGTGTATCTCCTTTATCGAATCAATCGTCCGCGTTTGTTCCCTACACTCTTCCCGGTGCTCCTACCATCACCGGTGTGGTTGCTGGAAACGGTGTTGCCGCGATTTCCTATACCGATGGTGCTACCAACGGCCGTCCTCTCACCAAATACCAATATTCATTGAATGGTGGTGCGTATGTCGATGTTGCGGCATCTTCTCCCATCCAATTGACTGGTTTAACCAACGGTGTATCTTATGCTGTTGCTCTCAAATGCGTCAATTTGGCCGGTGCTTCTCCTGCTTCTTTACTCTCGAGTGTGTTTGTGCCATTCACTGTTCCATCTGCTCCTACCATTACCAACGTAGTGTCTGCATCTGCCCAAGTCACCGTCTATGTTGCCCCTGGAAACGCCAACGGTTCCGCCATCACCAAATACAGTTATTCCCTCAATGGTGCGGCCTACGTATCGACCACTGATGCCGCTACTTCCTTCACTATCACCGGATTAACCAACGGCACTACCTATTCTATCGCAGTGAAAGCCGAAAACGCCGCTGGATTGTCTGCCGCCTCTTCCGCATATACCGGTGTGATTCCATTTTCTGTTCCAAACGCCCCCACGATTACCTCGGTGACTGTAGGAAACGGTTCAGCAACGGTCAATTTCACCAACGGCGCAAACAACGGACGTACCATCACACAATACCAATACACCTACACAAGTGGTTCATCCAGTACTACTCTAACCACCAGCACATCTGCTTCCCAATTAACCTCGTTTGTCATTACTGGTTTAACCAACTGGTCCACCTATACGGTGAATGTGAAAGCCATCAATTTGGCAGGTTTATCGGTTGCTTCGGCAGAATCTTCGCAATTCATGCCGTTCAGTATTCCCGGCGCACCAGTGATAGCAAGTGTTGTTCCCGGAAATTCATCCCTTACGGTGAATATGGACGGTTTAACCATTGGTGCGGGTGTGATCGGATACCGATATTCATTTGATGGAACCAACTATACATACAAATCGGGTGGAGGTTCGAGTTTCGTCATCACCGGGCTAGAGAACGCGCAATCCTATGTGGTTCGTGTGAAATCGGTGACTTCTTTGGGCGATTCCGTTCCATCTGTCGCGTATTCCCCCGTGGTTCCATTTTCTGTTCCAAATTTCCCGACAGTCACCGAGGTGGTTCCTGGAAACAAAACCGCAACAATATATGTGGTGGATGGAAGCAACAACGGCAGTCCAATTACAGGGTATGAATATTCGTTCGACGGAGTCAATTATACCATTGTCGACCCGGTTTCACCAATTGTGGTTTCGAATTTGTTGAACTGGACACCCTATTCGTTTTATGTGAAAGCGGTGAATCTTGCTGGACGTTCGCAACCCGGACCTCCATCCACCGCGGTAGTTCCCTACTTGATACCAACATCGGCATCCATTGCTTCGATTGTTCCTGGCGACAGACAATTGACCGTGAATATGAATGGATATACGGATGATTCGGGTATTATCGGATACAAATATTCATTTGATGCAAGTGGATACAGTTATGTTGCCTCTCCATCGGATAGTTTCGTCATTCCTGATTTAGAAAATGGCCAAACATATAGATTCTATGTGAAATCGACCACGTCTGCCGGAGATTCGCCCGCATCTACCCAATCGTCACCAGAATATCCTCGTGCTCCTCCATCACCCCCGTTGGATCTAGTGGTTACCCCACTCAACGAGTCAGCATCCGTTGTGTTTTTGGATAATTCCGCAAACGGTGCGCCAATCGAATATTACAAGTATTCTATCAACGGCGACATCGACGTGCCAATCAAGAAACGCGAAGATGGAACGATCCGTATTTTCGGAATCTCCAACGCAACAGAATACACTTTGAGATTGCGGGCAGTAAATAATGCCGGTCCATCTGAATATTCGCAAGTGTCCAACACATTTGTTCCATATGGCAGTCCACGCACTCCCGTTATTACAAAAATAATGCCCGGATTCAATTGCGCATACGTTCATTTTGAACCAATCGATACAAACGGTTCGCCATTAACCAACTTCAAGTATTCGCTTGGCGGTTCGTTGATTGATGTTTCTGGTTTAACCAGTCCATTAACTATCCCCAATTTGGTCAATAAAACCGCATATAACATCTCGATTGTCGCCTGTAATGCTGGCGGAAATTCCAACAATTCCAACGGATTGCCTATTGTAGTAGGTGTTCCCGATGCTCCAGTCATTACAAGTGTAGTCGTGAACAGTAAGAGATTGTTGGTGTATTTCGATGTGCCAAGTGATAACGGAACCCCCATTACTGGTTATATGTTCGGATTCCAAGGAGCAACTACGTTAGCCAAAGCAGTATACTTGAACTCGACATCAGTATCACCCATTCAAATTGTGAACTTGAAAAACGGGACAGCATACAACCCATATATTTGTGCTGTAAACAAAAACGGCAATTCCATTCCATCCAACATGCTAGGCAACAAAGTCCCTTGTGATGTGCCCGCGAAGATTGTGGTATCGAGTGTTACGCCCGCGATGAATAGTGCTCTTGTGTTTTTCTCTACTCCACCAGATAACGGTGCTCCTATCTTGAAATACAAGTATGCGCTCAACGCCAGCACCGAGTTTATTGATGCAAGTGGTCTAACATTACCGATGCGAATCCCCGATATCCCAGTCAATACCGCATTCACCGTGAAAGTAATTGCCACAAACTCTGCCGGTGATTCTATTGTTTCTCTACCATCCAAACCGGCAACATACGTCTATCTCCCACCGGCAGTTGTTAAAGTGACTGCCCTCACTATGCCTACCCGCAATTCGCTATCCGTAGCATTCGTTGCTCCAGCACTAAACGGAGCACCCATCATCAAATACCAATATGCGCTAAATACCGACACCACATTCACCGACGCAAGTGGCACCACTCTACCTTTACTCATTACAGAGGGTATTGTTCCAAACGTGAACTATAACGTTCGTATTATTGCCGTGAACAGCGCGGGTTCTTCTGCCCCATCTGCCCCCGTAGCAAAACCAGTTACGACTGTATATTTACCTCCACTTGCTCCGGCAGTTGCCTCGATTATTCCTGGAAACGCAAGCGCGTTAGTTACATTCACAGCACCCGCTCTTCGTGGAGCACCAATCACCGGATATGCTTACTCAATTGATGCTAGTGGGTTAGTGTTACAAGATATTAGTGGAGCACTCACTTCTCCAATCACTATCACCGGTTTAACAAATGACACATTATACAACATACGTATTGCCGCTATTACCCCTGCCGGATATTCTGCTTTGTCTGCGCCAAAACCGGTTACTCCTGTATTCAAAGAGCCTGGCGTTCCAGTAGTGGGAACTATCGTTGCCGGAAACGGACAATTGACAGTGAACTTTACTGCGCCAGTCGCAAATGGTTCCCCCATTCTCGAATATAAATATACACTCAACGGTGGTGTGAAAATACCGGCAGTATTGGCTGCTGGAGGTAAATCGTTTGTGATTACCAAGAATGTAGTAGATGAGGTCGATGTTCCTTTGGTGAACGGCACAGCCTACCAAGTCCAAGTATGTGCTACCAACAGTATCGGCGATTCGCTTTTATCCGTAGCCAAACCCGGTACACCTAAAGCATAAAATACGCCTACATAACTCCCGTATTAAAAATATAATAGATTCGTGTAGGCAAAACATGCCAGCATAAACCGTCATATTTCTGAAAAAGTTATATGTATCATACCAAACATATAACGTTTTTGTTGTCCTAAATAGCAATCTGTATGAAAAATATTTCTACCCGAATGAATCTAAAAACATAATCGTATAATGAAAAAAGAACGCATATTGGGTTGCGATATTTTGTACATATGAATAAGATACCGAGAATATGTGAAAAAAGTTTGTATTGGATATTGAGTTATCGGAATGCTCCGCGAAAAAAACTGATGGAATTATATCGATATGGATTTATTGAGGACCATACAGACGATTCATGGAAATGGACGTTGCGCGAATCGGATATTATAAGTAAAAAGGGATTCGAATATTGGTTACATCAAACGGAAGGACCTTATGGATTTGAATATTTCAAGAATTTTCGGATGACGAAGTAACGCAAGTGCCTTTAGGATGAAGTAGAAAATTCTTGATAATGTTAGTGAAAGTTCGTAGGAGTTTGGAATCAAAAATACAAACAATCAAAATAAACGCAGATGATCATATATGAAAAAATATAGTAATGAATAATACTATATGTTTTATGGTTTATGGTTTATACATAAAACCCACTATTTTACAATACCGCGATCGGATATTTATGGGGAAGCTTCATCATCGGCAATTTCGGTATTCACTTTGTCAGCATCATCTTCAGCGACAACCTGAAGACGGATTTCGTATGAACGAGGAGCAACTGGCTCACCTTCGGCACCACGAATGAACTCGTGTTGGCCTTCAGCGGGGTTGATGGTGACTTTGAAGTTAAGACTGTCACCAGGGAAGAATGGAAGAGGACGGGGGTCAACATCACTGCTTCCCTCACTCAAGTTGGCAAAACGAGCAGGCTCGGTATCGATCATTTGACTGAACAACACACGGCACAAGTTATCGAGTCCGGTGCTGGCGTTGGTCATGTATTTGGCACCGGTTTCACCCGCCATATCAGGTTCTGTGGAATTAACGGATACTTTCTTGACTGCTTCTTTAATAACAGTCATGACGTTTCCTTCTCCAACATCACCGCATTTTAAGCGGAGGTTAGCGAGAAGAGCCAACTCGTTCTCAAGGATATCAACACCGATGTATGAACCAAACAAATCTTCTGCCAAGTGGCGGACGAAATCGTGTGCGACCAAGCATTTGTTGGGGGCGTATGCCACTCCGTTTTTATCCGCAAGAGCAATCGCGTTGGTTGAAAGATTGGTGTTCATCATGGCGTTGGCAGGGTTGAGTTCCAAAGCGTTGAACGCATCATCATAAGTGTAGAACTCAATATCAGTTGCGTCGGCATCGGTAATATCAGCAGCATCGGTTCTGAATTTGAAGATATCTTTGACTTGGGTTTCAGTCACATAGATAATAGCACGTGCGTCAGCTTCGATTGGTGTTACATCTTCTTGTGAGTAAACGGTGGCGAGTGTGTCGAGAGTGATCTCGGAGTTGAGGTGGGAGAGGACAAAGGGGATGGCGGTGGAGGACATCGTATATACTGTGCTAACAAAGGAAAAAATACAAAAAATATAATTGTAATACTATGAATACAATTGTTCGATTTCTAACACGAAAGAGAAGTCGTTTCCGTTTAATAAAACGGGGTCGCCGTATTTGTTCAAAAGTCGAATAAACAATTTCTCCAATTTCACTGGTCCGAAATACTCCCGCTTTTTAAACACACAATCACTCGCGGTATTCGTAATAATCGTGTTCATCCCCGTAACCACCGAAATACGTCCCATAATATTGTTTCCGAGATAGGTTTCATTGGCCGTATTGGCGAACAACGTATTCGTCGAAAAATTCTTGTTGAAATCGTCGATTTCCAAAAACACGTAGTTTTGTATACCACTTCCATAACTCGACTCACTTTCTATAAACCAATTGTATACTTGGGTAGTGTCCGCATCTACGAAATTCACGTGTCCGGATTGAGAAAAACGTACTTCATACATGGGGCGTTTAAATCCCAACATCCACCCTGCATTTTTGTATAATGGACGTGAAGTATCGGCATCTACACGAAAATCGATGGTGAAATAAAAATTAGGTGGGAGAGAGTCATTCACAAGTTCTTCGGGAACATTTCCGTCGTTGGCCGTTTTTGTCCTAAATATACATCGCGTATTAATTTCATTAATATCGAACCTGATATATTCCAATCCTTGTGCGGTATTCAATAAAAGGTTATTGATTGCGTCTCGCAACAAATCTGACCGATAACTTCCATCAGGGATTCGAATAATATGTCTATATTCTTCTTGGTATTGAAATGTCGGGTCGTCGTTTTGCATGGAAGATGGAGTTGGTGGATTGTGTACCGTAATAATAAATTCGTTGGTTTGATTCTCCGACGCAAAGGTATACCATGCGTTGGGGAACTCTACCGCCGTAACATTCATAGAGATGACGTTTGTGATTGGATCGGGCAATGTATGTAGGAAATTCGTCGATGTGGTTTTGTCGTAGTTTTTCCGAAATAACGTGTCGATACATAGATTGCGTGTGACGATTTTACGTTCCGTCGGGTTGAGTGTTCCTCCGGGATATTTTACGTTATGTGTATACGATACGTTTGTATGTGGTTTTGGTATCATATATGTATTGCTCATATCGTCGAAACAATTGAGATAAATAGTATATACTATAACGCAAATAATTATAGTATAGAAAAACGAGATCACTACGTTTATGGAATCAATTTACTGCGTCCAGAGGACTCTGTAAATAGCTTGAAATCATACGAACTTCGTTCTCCAGATTTCTTTGCACTACGTTTACGAAACGGACATATTCAAATCTCTCATCGCCATAGCCAATTTGTCCATTTCGAACACACCACCCGGAGGAAATCCGAAACGTTTAATATATTGGGCATATTCTGGTTTGATGGTTGCAGAAATAACTTGAATACTTGTTTCGGGAAACAGCGTTCGACGACTGTTCAACATCTTGATATATTCGTTTAATCGTTTGGGGTCGTTTAGAATGCGTTCATAGTCTTTTGCTTTTTCTAATTTTAGTTCAGTATCTACTAACGCAGCATGCTGAAGAACGGATTGGTATAGTCCTTCAAGCGCCGAAGTATTTGCTAAACGTAAATTCTCATAATTTGCAAACTTTTGCGGATTCGCCGCCAACCCCAATAAATCCATGGACATTTTCTTATAGACCGTATCTGTTAAAATATTTGCAACCGCATGAAAATTGCCTTTTGCGTATTCATTTAAAAGTGTTCGAATTGTGAAAATATAGACTGACAATTTATTGTATAACCCAATCGCGATTTTGTTTAGTGCGTCGGCATTTGTAATCACTGTATTGGTATTATTGACGTTTTTTGAAAAAATACTGTTTGTAGAAAACATATACTATTCTACTACTTACTATACTACTACGTTGTATTATTCTTCTGATTCAGAAATTACTGTAGACATTTCCCAATCATTGTCTTTATCGGAATTATCGCTCTGACGGATAGTTGGGTCATCTATCGGCGTCGATTCTTTTGTTTCTTCTTGTTCTGGGGTTTCGTTGTCTTTCGTTTCTTCGTGATCTATTTCGATGAGATCTGGCATATCTTCGTCGGTATCATTCTCCGAATCGGATGTTGCTGACTCTTCTTCTTCGTCTTCCTCAGTTCCGTTTTCTTCGTCTTCGGTTGACTCGTCGTCTTCCTCGTTTTCGTCGTCGTCTTCGTTTGTCATGAATGTATCGGCGGAGATTTCCATCACACGAATCGATTCTTTTTCCAATACAATATAGTTACGACTCGTCAATTGGTATTGATTGATGGTCTGGTCGATAATATTCACGGTGTATCTTTCGTCAAATACAAACGTAGTAAACACGGACTTGTACTCCAACATCCGACGAACAAACGCCATAGACAACAATTCGTTTCCGACAATAAAATACGACGACGGAATAATCATGGCAATGGGTCGGGGCATTTCTGGATGTCTATATTCCACACACAACAATTCCACCTCCGATTTCTCCGCGGGAAGGACTACCGGTGTATATTCCGCACTGGCACTGCCACAGGTTCTCACAAAATAGTCGCTGGAATCTTTGATAGTAAGGAGGATTTCATACACATTTTTATCGTAGTCAATCGTATTTTTTGCGTGTGAAAAAAGCACTTCCATATTCTTGTCGGCGGTAATATATTCATTTTCTGTAGGATACACGTATTTTTCGACAAAATGGAATTTGTAAAATGGCAAAAAATTCTCCACGTGATTGTGTATGGCAATGAGCGACGTCCAATTTCCGCTAGGTTCCACATACAAATGGGTTGATCGAACATACACCGCATACAACCACTTGCCCACCAAATCGCCAAGAATATACGTGATATCCGTCATTGCTCGAATCACCGGATAGGTATAGTATATTTCTTTCCCGGTTTTGTGCCATTTTAGTTTTACATCGTTGTACCAAAACACGAATTCCAGAATGGGTTCTTCAATAAGGGCCATAAAATCATTTGTAACGTCTTGTTTGTAATAAAACATGTTTGTAAACGTATCCAATAAACTCATAGAATAATTATAGTATTTAGGCGATTTCGGTTTATATTGTTTTT